GCTGATCGGCAGTCGCGTTGCTCCAAAGAGCATAGATGTCGTTCAGCATCTTCTGGCGGAAGCTCTCGGCCACCTTGTTGATGAAATAATTGAAGACCACGCGACCGGAGAGCACACGGTTGAGCTCTTCATAAATGCGCACGATCTTCAGAGAGGTCGGGATGGCAGTTTCGGTGGTACCGCCGAGTCTCTGTCTGCGGATACCCTGAGTGCCGTCGGCAGCCTCTGCCACGACGTAAAGAGTGCTGTCCTCAACAAGGAACAGGTTCTGGTCGCCTTCGGCAACATTACGGAAATCAACGAGGGTGTTGAAGAACTCGTCGCCCTGGAGACCTTCCACTACGGTTCTGCTCAGGATCTCCTCGATCAGCGTGAACAGACCGTTGCATTTGCCGTCACGAATCGCTTTGTAATCAAGCGACGTTTTGCCGTTGTTGGCTTCGATCAGCGCCTGACGCAGAGCTTCCTGAGCCTGCTCGGTGCTGTACTTTTCAACACGACCGCGATAGCTGTCTACCGCGAGTTTTACGATATCATTCATGTTATCCATTGCTATAATCCTCCTTCGTTAATAATCTCGATTAGCCCACGAGGATCGCATAGTAGGTGTATCTGCCTACAACGTCAACGGCAATGATCTTGCCGACCACGGTGGAACCGGAAGTTGCGCCGGTGCCAGCAGCGACGACGTTCAGTTTCGTGCCAGCCTTCAGCTCAACGATGTCGCCCACAGCGGGCTCTGCAGCGCCGTCAAGCGCATCTTTAGTAACGGAAAAGATATCCCATTTATGCAGACGATAGCCTCTGCAGGGCTTGCCCGCTTCGTTGATGAACTCGTCCAGGTTGTGCTTTCTCTCGTCATACATGACTTCGGGAGTGGCGATCAGAACGATGTCATCAATGCTGTCGTTGGCGGCGGGAGCCGTACCTTTATGGATTTCTCTTTCGCCGTCCATCAGAGCGCCGACTTTAAGAACGTTGCCGTTCTCAATGGCGGTCTCAGTGTCAACATAAGGGCTCTCAGTGGTGCCCGAGCCGGACGTCACGATGTATTTGATGGACACAAGGCCGGCTCTTACGTCAGTACCGTACATATTGTCAGTACGAACTACTCCATAACTCATAATTGTTTCCTCCTTAATGAATCATTATTAATCCGCGTCGAAGCCATACTTCAGCATCACGCCGCCGTAGGGCTCGTCGGACATATCGGTCTTCTCAACCTTGATTTTTGGCGCGCCGCTTTCAAGTCCGAATTTTGTTGGCACACCGTTTCTGCCACGAATGGCATAGCATTTTTCTTCAAGCGCCTCTTTGTCGTACTGTGACGCATTTTCTTTGAGTCGCTCAAAAGCCTCGACACCGACCAGATCTTCGAAGTTTGCGAAGACCTTTTCGCGCTCGCTTTCTGCGTTGGCGGTTTCGGTGTCAGCCTTGAACTGACGCAGCTCGCCAAGCTCTGTTTCCATAGAAGCGATCGTGTCGGAGGCGTTACGGTATTTGTCCGCAAATTCCGCGTTCTCTCGTACTTTTGCTTCAAGAAGTTCGAACGTGGACGCGAACGGAGAAGGCTGCTCGCCATCATCGAAATCGACAATCGCATACTTCTTGCGCATACGGCTGTCATAATCGATTGTCACACTGTCGCCGTTCGTTTCAAATTTGAAACCATAAAGCATCCAGTCGTTTTTATCCCAGCAGTATACTTCGTTAAGTTCCAGGTCACAGTCAACGTAGCAATAGCGGCACGTCTCGCCCCATTCGCGCTGGATCTTCGCCTCCCCAAGCATACGCATGACCTCGTCCAGAATATTGCTCACAAGCTCGAAGCTCTCTTCTTCTGCGGACCCCTCTGCGTTTGCCTCATCGGTTGCCGGCTCGCTATTTGTCATAGCCTCAAACTTTTCTTTCAGCTCTTCCACGGTCATACCTTCGATCTCAAAATCGATGTTGTCCTTGTCGATTCCGTACTGCGCAAGCAGTTCCAATTTCTCATCCAATACCTCTTCTCCTCCTTCCGTCGAATAATCATTTTTGTTTTGTGGGTGTATATCGTTGTCCACCTGCGTGGCATCGATCGTATGTAAACTATCCTTTAATTCCTGCATCATCTCAAAAATCTGTTGTTTCAGTTCCTGCTTTTCGAACACCTGCAGCGCGGAGCTTTCGAAGCACGGCGTAACGCCGATCAGTGTGAACGCCGTAAACTCGAAGTCCTTGATGTAGAACACATCGTCATCCAGCTCTCCGCTCTTCACAGTGATCTCCATAGAGTGAGCCGTTATGCCGTCGCTTTTGATCTTTCTGTAAGCCTCTTGCCTTTTCCACAACAGAACGTCCGCGTAAAGATACTCGTGCGTCTCTCCATTTTCTTCCTCGACTGTTTCCCACCAGTAATTCGCCGATTCAGGGATACAGCCAACAGGCGTAGTGGCATTCACCATCCGCAGTTCGCCGTTTGCGTCGCGCACGACTTCAACGTCGTGTCCGCCAAGCGTGTCGTTCTCTCTGTCGTAATTGCATACAAGCGGGCAGTTATACATTGTCCGGATACATTTCTCAAACGTTTCCTTTGAGATGTAGCTCTTATTTCTGTTTAGTCCCGTATATGCGATGCGAAGCACGCCTGTGTCGAAAGAAGAGTTCAGTTCGCACATTTTGGTCAGAGACGATGCGTAAGTCATATTCATAACCTTTTCCATCCCGACCTCCTTAAAATAAAAAAGCCCGCGTTAACGCGGTTCGTTCGAGCTCAGAAGCTCAGAGTGTTTGTTTTTATATGCTCAACGCCTTCCAGTGAGAACTGCAGCCTGTTGTCCGCAGCGAATATATATGCGCCGCTTTCAGCGTCGCTCTTCAGCAGCGTAAATCCCGCTTTCAGAAGTTTATCTCTTGTTTCACTGTCAAATACGTATATGAATTTACCGGTATTGGTCATATTATCATCCCCAGTCATCTTTGTCTTCCGAACTCTGTTCTCCGCTGTCTGTCAGCTCTCCGATATCCTTCGTAGGTGCGCCCGGACCGTTGTCGCCGGTAACGTCATCAGAGCTGAGCTGAGACGAACTGATAATCGGACGGAACATATCCTGCAATTGGAGAACCTGCCCCTCAAGGAAGCTCATTGAGTCAAGTTCCGCCTGCCCGATGCCCTGCGAGGCAGCGTAAGCCGAAATCGTGGGCAGGCCGTAAGAGGCTGCCTTAAGATACGCATCGCCCACTTCTTTTCTGTTGAACGGCGACACGTCAAGGAAGTTTACCGTGAAATTCTTTCCGTAACTCTGCGCCTGAATAAATCTGTTCACAACATCTTCAATGCTCTTTACGATGCCGTACGTAATGGACTGGTCTGACTTGATTGAAAGCAGCAGCGCATTTGCAGAAGCCCTCTCGTTGTTGAACAGGAGCGAAGATACGCCGGCGGCCGTGAAGAGCGCCTGCTCCGCGTCGGATACCGTGTCGATATCTCCTGTATTGGACTTCTCAAAACTGATCTTGTCGATTTTCATCGGCGACAGTGTAGAGCCAACCTCTTCCGGCAGAACCGCATCAAGATTCCTCCAGAACTTTTCTGCCTTCTTCAAATCTATCGCCCAGTTACCCTCGTCGTCCATCGGCAAGGCCATAACGAGCATCGCGTAATTCTCAAGCGCCGTCTTTGAAAGTTTTAATTGTTTAAAATCTTCTAATTCGTATACTTCTCTCAGTATCCCCGCGAAAGGCGGAACTGCGTAGTCGAGTATGTCCTTGTTGCACTTTACGGCAAAACTCGTAGGGGAGTCGAGCTCTATCCACCTTTTCTTCGTTCTGTTGTTCAGATATATCTCGTATTTTCTCCTGAACTCGACCGGATAACTTGTGAGCATATCTTCATGAGAATTAAAATATGAAAAGTCGAAGGAAACGTTCGGCACGTTACCCTCGATGGACGAAATCGCACAGTAGTCGCTCGGGAGCTTCTGTATCGTGATGCTGTCATTTGTTACGTGCATCGTTCCGTAAAACACGTCTTCGCGGAGGCAAACAGTAAGTATCTGCGGGAACTGCGTTTTGATATTCATAGAAGAAAGTGTGTTCAGCACCTTTCTGTAATTCCCGTTCGTGATACGTGCGTTCGCCTTTCGCGGATCGATTTTATAAGGTTCGACCACATACGACAAATCCGAAAGTCCAACGAAGTACTGTATGATGCGCCTGAAATGCGGGCTTGCGCCGTAAATGTAAATAACGGCGCGCCGCAACTGCTTTTCATATTTATACGGATTGCGCAGATATTTCGCAATGTCGTCTTTGGAATAAAGAGAGAATGTGGGAATCGACGTGTTGTTGTTCAGATCCCGCGTGATCAGATGGTTCAGCAGGGCGAACCTGTCGGATATCCCTATAAAGCCCGAGATATCTCTCTCCACGTCGACGACTGCCGGCTGTGCGCTTTCCGTAGCTTTCTTTTTTTTAGATGTAGCGTTTTGTGTTTTTCCCACCTGAATCATTCACCATCCTTCCTCTGTGTATTTTAGGCGGCCTT